TTTTTCTGCTTGTCTAAAATAGATTTTTGCAAAGCAGGAGGGAGTTTCTTTTGTGCTGGGGTAAGGGCCGCCTCAGCTTCTTTCTTTTTATCGATTTTCTCGTCTTTCTTGAGCTTGTCTATATGATCTTCGTCATCCTTTACAGCGTCTTTATAATGTTCTTTCTTTTCTTTTTTGTCGTCGTTCTTAAGTTCTTTCTTATCAATCTTATCCCAATCTTTCGCTTCGGACTCGCTAACCTCAACGCCGCACTTCTTAGCTGCTGCCTTGATTTTCGTGAGAGCCTCGGCTTTAGCTTTAGCAGAGATTTTGGTTTGACCCACTCGAGCTAGAGCATTCCGAACATGATCGCAGTCCATAATGGGCAAATGGCGCAAGGAACGAGGAACGGTCTTCCCGTCAACTTTCTTGCCTCCCGGCCCAATATATGCAAAATCTGAGTCTGGCAAATCATTAATTTGCTTCCGGCTTTTTTGTTCAGCAATGTTTCGCTGCAGCTCTTTCGAGTCCTGTATACGTTTTGAGAAATCAAGTTCCATAATTATAAAAAGTGTTAGTTATTATCATTTTACACGTTTTTTAGCGCCTTGAGAATTTTTTTGTTGAGCATGGTGTACTAGAGCTGCTGGATATATCTCCAGCTCATGCTCCACTGATGTCTCCAACACCTGTCCTAAAGGTGACAGTTTTTCAATTTTGCTAAAGTCTTTCATGCAAGATTTTACTTCTTTTTCCCATTGATCTGCAGGGGAAGATATTACTACAGTTTTGCAAAGTTCTTCTAAGAGAGATTTTTTATCTTTAGATAATCGTTTTATTTTTTGAGAACTCTTCATTTCTTTTTCGGCAAACGAAAGTAACTTTTCTACATTATATACGACATCTTGAACAGCCTTAGTAGTCAACTTCATCTTATCTCGTTTGTTGCTTCCCATAGGTCTACCCCTCTCAGATTTAACTTTCTTATTAGGACGCCCTACTGTAACTGGGCCTGCTCCGGGCTCAATCCTTTCATCGTCTACTACGTCTTGAACGGTAGGCGTTTTGTCTTCAGGTTGATTGGTATTCGATGGCTGCCCTTTATCTCCTTCTTCGCCTCCCATGTCAGGCATTAAAGGTTGTCCTCCCACCAATGGAGTATAAAATCCCTTCTGGCGTTCGTCGATATAAGATTCTTGTTTTTTTACTAATTCGGTACCTTCAGGGTAATGACCTGTTTTTATTGTAGTTATTCCTTGCTCTGGGGTCAGAATACCAAGTTCCATAAGCCTTGTAGTGACTCTCTGTAATTGAACTTCATCTTTTAAATCGATTTCTTGAAATTTAATCGTAGGATATTTTCTGAAACCTAAGTTTTGGCACACTAGTTTAACTTGAGGTATAAGAAAATCTTGAAGAAAAGCGTTTCTAGCTTCTTTCAGTCTTTCTAAAAAGATTTGCGCCTTGACTTGAGTGTTGCTATAACGCTCGTGACCCACAACTACATTCTGCAAAGCTTCCTTGATGTCTTGGTCTACTATCTGATATTTTTCCGGACCGAGAACCTTATTAAGATCAGGAATGATAAACTCTGCTTTAGTCGTGTAATCGCTAACAAGAACCCTTCCAATACTTTCATTAGAAAATAAAGACTGCATAGCCTTTAAGTTATTATGATTGATTCCTCCTTTGTCGGGGGTATTCCCCATCGTGATTAAAAGAATTACGTTTTCGATAGTACGAGTAATAGATTGATCTATTTTCTTGAGCTCTAGCTTCCAATTTAAATCATCTAACACTGGGAAACCAAAAGGAATAGCAAACGGTTCGTAGTCTTGTTTCTTGTAAAAAGAAAATGTCAGTTTATCTGGATCGAGCTCCATGGAAATTCCGTCATAACCATACCCTCCCTCTTTGATAAGTTTTTGAGTTTCTTTAGGTAACCCGTTGAATACCTCGATATCGTATTCAGTTTTTGGATCTTGCAGCCTTTCAAGCTCGAACTCTGAAAGAACCTTCCGATATACTTGCCCTTGAAAATTAGTAGACCTGATTGTCGCTATATCATAAGGATTCAATAAGATATATCTAATCGGTATTTGACCCGGCTTCATGAACTCAGACCCATAGATAGTGGACATCTTTGCAAAGTCTTCAGTAGTAAATTTACTGTCCAAACGGTACATAAAAACATTACCGCTCCTATAATACTCTCTAAAAAATTGATCTTTAAGATTCCATATCTTGATTTTTTGAAACCATTTATCTATAAAGTTCCTCGACTTCTCTGTTCCGCCTTCTATATACAGTTCCGTGTTTGCAAACTCGGACATGATATCAATAACATTTCTAAAAATAGGTATATTAGCATAAGCTTTTTGGCATAGTAAGATACAGTCTCGAACGTCCGCTCCTAATTTAGTATAGTAATAAGGAAGCATACCTTCTCGAATATTACCATATTTAAAAAGCTTTGGTTGAACAAAAGCTGAATTCATGCGAGTAGATGTTCGACTTACTGCGCTTTGATCGCTCCCGCTCCTATCATAAGCTTTGCTTGTTTTGGAAAAATCAGAAGCATTCCCCTTGTAATAGGGGTCGCCAGCCAACACTGGACTCCACTCCTCGCCTTGGTTTTGAGGCTTCATTAGATCCTCTAGGTTATTATTCTGGCCCTTAAATTGGTCCCAGTATTCAGACTTTTTATTATATTTACGTTTGCTCACGTATTATGATACACAAAAGTCTAAAGAAAGTCTACCAAAAGTTAAAAGTCAACTTTTACTTTTCCATAAGACTATTGACACAGCCGAAACCAAAGATAGGAATAAAAATATACGAAACCAATCTAGAGGATCTCTTTCCATGATAATTTTTATAAAATCCCCCATATGCCTAGTCTCTTTTAGATTGGACTATGTCATAGAGCTTTCTTATGTCTGCTCTACGATCTTCTAATCTTTTATTTGCAGAGGCCCATCGTTCTTTATCCAACGCATCGTTTCGAGACAGAATTAAATTTATTTCGTTTATTAATTTTTCCATAGCTACTAACCTTTGATTTTCTCTTTTCAGAAAAAAACTGATTACTGAAATGGCGGTGCCAATTCCGATTAGAACATATTCATTGTATTCCATGATACATAGTATTACACTTTAATTAAAAATGCTTTCCTATGTCATTTTGAATTATTTTTTAAGCTATAAACATTGGGGTAAACGTACTCTCTGTATCTTGAGCCTCTAGATTGTGCATGTCATAATATGTTTTTATCATCCAGTTGCCTAAGACTAGGGCGGAATAAGAATCTTTTCTAGCCTTCTCTGGACCCGTTTGCCTCTTTAGGTTGTCTGGTAGATCAAAGCTTTGAGTTCCTTGGGCTGTAGTCTTTATTTGAATTAAGGCACACTCTGACTTTGTTTTTTCTATCATATCAACTTGATGCTCAACAAAATCTATCATTTTCGCAGGGGCACTCTGCTTCTCTATCTCATCAGAGTTTTTTAAGAATTTTAATTCTTTGATGGGTATGCGTTTACTTCTTTGTTTTTGATAATCGTCATTGACCGCTCTAGCTCCAAAAAATATTCTACCATGGTCAAAATTAGCTTGAAGTAATTCGTTTGCGCTTCTAATCCATTGTGATGTTGGCTTTCTCAATATACAGATCTTTCTTTCGTTTAAATTATATTCTAACTTGGCCTTTCTTAATCCCGCTTGATAATTCTCTAGGTTATCAAGGTCTGCGGGAATAGTACCTATTTTGATATTGTTTTGCTTAAACATACTGCTTTCGTTGCAAGCGCTCATGAATTGAACGCCTCCATTATAATCTCCTACGATAGCAACAACATTAAAATTGCTAATTAAATAATGAAAATAAAATATATGATCCTTCATTCTAGCTCCGGGTAATGCATAACTATGAACTAAAGTTCCTGTACGCGACTCATCATTTAGTTTAAATATTTGCATTGCGAAATTATCGCTGCTTTCACTTTCTGCCCAACTAGGGTCAAAAGATAATAAGTATTTATCGCTAGGTTCTCCAGCGACCTCTACACAAGGCGACTGCCCATCCGGGACTGTACATTTAGCCATTTTAGAAATCTTAAAATACCCTGAGCTATCATCAGTAAATACCGCCCCA